CCTAAGTCTTCGTCATTTTCATGGCGGTCAAGGTATCTTGTCGTAAAACGTCTGCACGTTTTCAAGATTCGGTCGAGGAGAGGTTTGTTCGCTTTGTGGAACAGCTTGAGATACTCTACGGAGTTTCTCTTGCTATTCCTGCGGACGTCTCTTCGGCATCCTTGAAGAAGTTCACTAGTGGACTTCTTGAGGGGTGTTGTCATCCTTGGAGGCCTTCGATTTCGCGTCTGTCCGCGGACAGTCGCTGGTCGTTGGCCTTTTCTTTGTTTCTCTTTCGGAAGGTAATTCCGAGCGAGGCGCCCCAGGTTGGGGCTTATGTTGAGAAGATGACAACAGCGCAGGATCTTCCTGATCCTGGTCTGTTGCGGTTTGCTCTCCGTGAGGTGAGCAGGCTTTTTCCAGTTGGCTGGGACTCATCCTATCTAGATAAGTGTTCAACAAGCACGTTGCCGTCGAGCTCCTGCATGGAGTCTGGACGCAAGCGTGGAGGCTGTCGAGGGTTGGAGGCGCAGAAGCGGTGGGATCGTGAGGACTTCTGTTCTTACGTCACCGAGTCTGTGGCTCCAAGACAGCGTGGGCCGTCTCGAGTACAGGCTATTGAGACTGGTGGTAAGTGGCGAGTCATTTCGATTCCTCCCCGAATTGACAACGCTTTACGTCCGCTCCACCAGAGCATGTACGACCGACTATCCAAATACGGGTGGTTGCTTCGCGGTGATGCCAAAGCATCGCGGTTCAAGGACTTCAGGCGCGTGGCCGGCGAAGTTTTTGTCAGTGGCGATTACGAATCCGCCACGGATAACTTGAATAGCTACCTGCAGCTAGCAATCTTCCATAGGCTGCTTGGGAACTCCACGAGGGTGCCGGATGGCATTCGTTCCCACGCCCTTCAGATTTTCAGTTCTCAACTGGAGTGTGAGGGGTTCTCGGGCCAGCAGGCCCGAGGGCAGTTGATGGGTCAGTTGACCTCATTTCCTCTTCTTTGTCTGGTTAACTATCTCACATTCAAATACAGCGTCCCTCGGGACGTGCCGGTTAAGATAAACGGCGATGACATCGTCTTCAGGTGCACACCTGGGGAAGCCGATTCGTGGTTTAAGAATGTGGAGAAGGGTGGCCTCACTATCTCGCGTGGTAAAACACTTGTTGATTCGCGGTTCTTTTCATTGAACTCGTGTCTCTTTAAGTCCACAGCGGAGAAAGCTAAAACCGTTCCGTTTCTGCGCGCAAAGGCAGTCTGGAGTTCGAAGGAACGGTTATGTGAGAAGGTCTCTAGCATAAAGAGTCGTTTTAACTCTTATTGCCCAGGGTTCGGCCGTAGGAAGCGTGTTGCACTCGACACGTTTTTCCTGCGAGAAAACCTGGACGCCGTCCGGCGTTGTAGAAGATCTCTGACAAGGGGGATGGGGATGAGGGTCGGAAGGGAGTCTTTGACAGGCGCAGGCTTGTGGTTCCGGGAGCTGTTCTACTTGGAGAAGTGGACAGAGCCCGATTTACCTACCTTTTCTTTCTCACAGATGAGGTGCAAAGATCTCCCCGTTGGATGGCAGCGTGTGAGTCGCTACCGCTACCCCGCTTCGGTGGTTAGCGGTTGGGAGGCGAGACTAGCTTTCGAGCTGGTTAAGTCTGCTTGGTCATCCGATATGTTGTCTGATTCGGACGCGGAAGAGCGTTGGTGGTCTGCTTGTGACACGGGCACAGACAGATACGGGATGGGATTCGTCACATCGCGTATGGCTCGGCTTGCTGGTCTTTCTCGTAGAGATCTTTGGAAGCTGTGCTACTTCCGGCGGAATGAGGACGTCTTCGGACGTGTTCGTTTTACCCGCGGAAATGGGGTGCTTCGACCGGAGCCTTGTAGCAGCTCTGATGCTACTGTCAACGATCAGTGGGGTCGTCGAGACTTGTCTGAGGGGATTAGGTTCGTCCGTCCTCTCGGCTTCGTTCCCTTGGCTTGCCCCGTACCGGCTCTCTTGTGAGTTGGGCGGTATGGTTTAAATGGGTTTGTCGTCCACGGCAGTGGATGTTGTCGAGTCAAACTAGTTTCTCGAAACGTAGGCGTATGTTGGCTGGTCAGTCGTAGACCTGTATGCTCCCGAAAGGAGTATATGGAAGTTGTTAGGGTGGGATTCCCATCGACTGGCGGACGCTTCGGCGAAGCAGGAGTTCGTCTCCTGGGTTTTCATGCGCGTACAAAGTAGGGATGTTCCGTCACTGACAGTGATAAACGAGCCCCGCTACTGATTCAAAAGGATGGTTCCTTCTTCATCGCACACATGGAGTTTTTGGGGATCTCTGACGTTGGTTCAATTCCAACGTGCCCCGGGTTGTCATTTGGCC